AACGTGATGGTGGCTAAAGCTCAATTGAAAGGTCGTCAGCAAGAGTTTTACGCTCCACCGCTACAACTAGAACACAAAGAACCTAAACACGTTCCTGTGAGCAATGACGAGGCTCAAAAGCATCTCAAATCATTGATGGAAAGATTAAAAATCAATGGTCGTAAACCTGCACCAGTTCAAAAACTTGAGGCAAAAGAAAAAGAGCCTGAGCTTGCAAAAGAATTAGGTCCAGATCCTTTCGACAATCCGCACGAATACGCTGAGATGTGCCGCCGTGAAGGTATGCCAATACCTAGAAATATTCTTCAGCTAATTGATGGGGCGAATGCATGAAAGCAACTAAATTGATTAGAGATAAAGGACTGCAATACGCGAAGGAAATCGTAGATTCAGCACCCGATAACGCAACTGAATGGAACGAGGGTTATGAGTTCCAATGTGGTCAAAGTGTAGAAATCAGCCCAGCAGATCGTGAGAAGTATTTTGTAGATTTGGTTGAGCTTAAACGTCTGGTGGAGTCTTTGAAAATCATCAACGATTTAGGTGGAGTTGAGAAGCTAACGCCTGCATTCATTACGACAGATAAGCATGTTGGTTACACGCATGTTCGCATGGTGGGAAATGGGAGATTGAGCTTTCTTGATGATTTTTGCGACTTCATTCCAGATGGTTCCATTTCAATTAAGCGTGTGATGACTGCTATCCGCGACCACGAATCAATATACGGAGGCGGTGAATCTCATGCCAACTAGATATAACACAGGCGAGTATAGCTACGATCTTGAATATCACTATGGAGATATGTCAGCAAGCATGGAGATGCTTAGAGCACGTTTAATTGAATTGTTGACTCCTCATCTGTCTGGCCGTTATGTGAAATGGAGAGAAGCATATTTCAAATGGTTTACAAAGTGCGGCGGGGATTCGGGGTGGATGTTTTGTGTAGGTCCACACGAATTTCATATTGATGGGGCGTTAAGGCGCTATTACTCAGGTTCTATTGATATTACCTACAACCAGAAAGATCGATATTTCTTGGTGGGTGAGAAAAAGAAAGTCAAATGTAAGGCTTGTAAGGGGTTTGGCTTCATTCGAGATGATGGGTGGGGGCATATAGATAAATGTGAAATGTGTGATGCAGAAAAAGGAGCCAGCCATGAGTGAGTTTGAGGGTAAATCTGGAAAGTGGGCTTGGGAGATTCAAAAAGAACAACAAGCGAAAGTGGAGGAGCTGCAAAAGCGTTTAGATGGGGCATTAAAAGAGACTCAATATGCTTTGCAGTATGTTGAAGAAGACATGCGCGGCAATCATGAATTTCTACAAATGGCTATGATTCGAGCATTTAAAGAATTAGAGAAAGTGCTCAATGGTGGTGAGCCTAAATGACATCGATGAGTTTAGCGGATTATCACTCTAAATTTCCAAACGGCCATAAAGCTAAAAAGGGCCGTAATAAATTTAATGCTTCAAAAGTCACATTAGATGGGATGACTTTCGACAGCAAAAAAGAACTCAAGCGATATATCGAACTTAAAGCCATGCAGCAACGCGGTGAAATCTTTGGATTAGAGCACCATGCAAAATTTGAATTGGCTCCTAAAACTAAGATAGAGGGGGAAAAGAGAACAAAGCCGGCACTTAGATATTTTGCTGATTTTACTTACTACCTCATCAATGGCGAGTACATCGTTGAGGACGTTAAGTCTATTGCTACTAGGAAATTACCTAGTTATCGCAATAAGAAACATTTAATGAAAACTGTACACGGTATTGATATTAGAGAGGTTTGAGAAAAGTTTATGAGCGACATTGAAACGGTAGGCTGGACGGCAGATAAGCGGTTTTTCATATTAAAAATTAATATGGAAACGAGTTTGACTACAGATGATTGTGAGGTTTTAGCAGGATTGTTTGTTGAAAAATATAGTCTGGAATTTTCAGGCTGCCAGTTTCATGGAAAGCTCGCAGTGATATGTGGAGATAAAGTTTACGTGAATCCTTGGGCGCTTGATCAAGAAGCAAGTGTAGATGAACCAGTTGAGGAACTGTCATTTAGTGAGTTCCAAACGTTATTGAATAATTAAGGTATAGGGGGTGCTTATCTTATGACTACAGTTGTAATGGATTGGTCAAGATTTTCTATTTTTGAATGGTTCGTTTGTGGCTTAAACCCGAAATCACCTTCATTTGGTGCTGCGAACGTTAGATGTACTGATGGGAGGTCAATAGACTTTCATGACAAATTAGGGGTGGTAGCTGCAATGGGTGATCAACTAACAAAATCAGTTGCAATGGTCATTATGACCGAAGGAAAGTCCCAACGGGATTATGAATATGTTCGCAATCATTTAGCTAAAATAATGATTGATGGAGCAGAGAAAGATAAAAGAAGAGAGCCTAAGGGGATAGCTATTTACCACTTAGCTTGGTTAATTGCTCGTATTGTTATTGATTTTGCTTTAGATCCCGAATTAGAAAACGCACATAAGGATCCTGGTCGACTTGTTTATGCCGGCATTAGAAGTTTCCAAATGGATCCGGAGGTATACCGCAAAACATGGAAACGATACGAAGATATGATGATTGCCGCGCTTAATGAAGAAATTTTAAAAGCTACTGTAATCGCTGAACGCTATAAGAAAGAAACCTTAAATGAAGCAAGAAATTAGTTTCCACTTTTGTGCTATTTGAGGTATAGTTTTATTAAATTGGTCGAAGTATAAATTAGACCAAATTGCATTTAAAAGCTCATCTAAACAGGTGGGCTTTTTTATGGCCTCATTAAAAGCTCGGGTCCTTAAGGATACCGAGTTTTTTTATTTTTAGTCTTAATTCTAGGAATAAACAGCATGACTATGACAAACGCTGAATTAGAGAATGAAATCAAAGCTCTAAAAACTCAAATTACATCTCTTCAAGGAACTGTTAGCAATAAAGCTGATGCTACAGCAGTAAGTGCTTTGAATGCCCGAGTTACTAGTGTGGAAGGTGTAAATACAAGCCAAGGTAATTCAATCACTACTTTGAATAATGGCTTAAATGCAGTTTCGACACGTGTTACTGCATTAGAAAATAAATAAATAAAAAACTCGGTCCCAAATGGAGACCGAGTTTTTTTATATCGAGTAAAACTGGGGACGAAGTACTGCGGTAACAGCACTTCGACCTCCTGACAGATGTAGCCTGCCAAAAGCCAAGCCCAGCTATCGTGCACACGATTTGCGAAGGCTATCAAAAATATAAGCTTTTGCACAGGAAAATTTTTATGAAATCAAAACCAATAATTCCATGGCAAGGTGGTAAAACCCGTTTGGCTAAGGATTTGTTGTGTAAGTTCCCAGAACATTCATGTTATGTGGAATTATTTTGTGGTGGAGCAGCATTATTCTTCTTAAGAGAAGGACCAGCAAGAACTGAAGTAATAAATGATCTGAATGGCGAGTTGGTAAATCTGTACCGGGTAGTGCAGAACCATTTAGAAGAATTTGTGCGTCAATTCAAATGGTGCATTTCAAGTCGCCAGATTTTTGAATGGGAAAAACTAAAAGTACCAGACACACTAACGGATATTCAGCGAGCTGCAAGATTTTATTACCTTCAGCAACATGCGTTTGGTGGTAAGGTTTCTGGGCAGACATTTGGATATGCAACAACAGGCCGCTCTTTAAATCTCTTGCGGATAGAGGAAAGTTTAAGTGCAGCACATTTGCGTTTGAATGGAGTCTATATTGAAAACCTGTCCTGGGATATTTGCTTTGATAAGTATGACCGGGAACATACATTTTTTTATGCTGATCCGCCGTATCTAGATACAGCAGGTTATGGAGTAGATTTTCCATTAGATCAGTATGAACTTCTTTCTGAAAAGATGAAGACTTGCAAAGGGAAGGTAATGCTATCAATTAATGATCATGAAAAGATTCGTGAAATCTTTAAAGGTTTTAATTTTGCATGTACTTCAATTAATTATTCTGTTGGTCGTGATTTGGCTGCTAAGAGTAAGAAAAGTAATGAACTGATAATTATGAATTATTGATCTCATAATTTGGTTTAAAAGTTTGCCGTAATAATTGCGGCGCAAACGGCCCCTCTAAAAAATGGTTATTGGAGGGGCTTTTTCTTTTTGGAGAAATAAAAGTGCGTATGAGCCGATTATTACTAGCCACAACTGCTGGATTAATGGCCTTAAATACAAAACTAAGTGTTTTAAGCGCCTTGGTTGCATCATGTGGACACGCATCACCTTTGAGCTGTAAGGCAAATACAGTAAAGAGTAAACCTAACAAACTAAGTCAAAAGAAAAAACGCCTTATTGCTCGTCGTCTTAATAAACATAAGTGAGCTGGATAAATGGACAAAAACGAAGCTAAAAAAAATCTGGATAAATATTCACAGGAACTTGAGCGTTATCAAAATCTCTCCAGATCGGGTCTTAGCCGTGATGAAATGTTAGTTATCGATAGAATAATTCTTAGATTAAAAAAGCAAGTTAATAATTTACGGACGGCCTTATATGGACAGTAACGATTATTTTTGGCTTACAAGAAAAAAAGAACCAAGAACAAAACCAAAAAGCCGCCCATTACCCAAAGCAACTCAAAAATACCTAGAAGCTGAAGAAGAATTTACTCATGCATTAGATGTGCTTGAAATCAAATATGAAAAGAAATTTAAGTTTAAATCTACAAAACATTGGCGATTTGATTTTCATTTAATTGAACATCGTATTCTGGTCGAAATTGCGGGTGGTCCATGGTCAGGTGGTCGAAAAGGTAAGCTCAAAGATAAAGCTTGGAGTATGGATCGATACGATGATGCTGAAGCAATGGGATATACGGTTGTTCGGTTAGAGGCAGCACCAAGTTTTAAAATTAATGAATCTGGCCCGTTACAGATACAAGCTCATTTTGCTAGTCAGTGGCTTAAAAACTTAAAGAGGCAAATATTTAATGGATCAGATCAGACCATTTCCTCCAACTGATTTTATAGACCAAGCAGATGAAGAGGAAGCGATACGCATAGTACCTGCGCCTGATTTAAAAAACTGGGTAGTTGCTAATTACTTAACTATTGGTGGACCTCTTTATAACCCCGATCATGATCACATAGCTGAGCTGCTTCACGATAATGAAGAATTTTTAGCATTTGCTTGGGCCTCTTCTGCATATAAAAGCAAGCAAGCTATGGTGTTAGGCCAGTGCGAAAAAGTCATGTTCAATGT